TTTTGCCCATTTCTAGTCTTAATTCCTTGTCTCCTATCAACTTCTCAATCTGTTCTATCCAACTTTCTGTGTCGGTGGCTAGTAAGAGGTGTTTTGCATCCTCTGGGTTCACTTCGTAGGGAGAATCTCCTGTTGAAAAGGATTGTCCTATGGTCGGAATCTCCAGCATACTGTTCTCCATAAACTTTAGGTTAGACTTACAGCGATTAAACAAGGAGTCGTGGCGTGGAATAATGACCATATCTAGCTTTAGGTTGTTTAGATACTCGTAGTATTCGTCTGTTGGTGCGTAAGAGTGCCACTCAATGTTCATCTTATTCCAAAAGGCGTATTCCTCTACATATAACTGCTTGTATATAGCATTATTGCCCTCTGGTGGAAGTGAGAGAAGCACAAGTCTAACTCTAGGGTCGTTCTGATAGTGTTCTATGATTGGTTTAAGTCCTTCTACATCAGCCGTTACGCCAACAGAGCCTGTGATACCTATTCTAACGATGTCTGTCTCGTTTCTAAGTGGTTCTGGCCAGTAGAAAGGGTCTACAGTGTTAGGTAAGACGATTACATTAGGATTTAAGACTTCGTACTCCTTCTTTAAGAACTCTGTAGAGCAAGTTACTAGGTCTGCCTCTGTAATGAAGGTGTCTAGGTTCTTATTCATTACATCTAGTCCACGTTTTACCTTTTCTGCATTCATATACTCAGTAAACTTGAAACCTCCAGCGTCTTTTGCTGTGTCATCGTTGTCAAAGACTATCTTCTTGCCCTGTGCTTTCAATGCTCTAGCTACTGTAAGTAGTTCTTCTGTTTCTGGTCGGTGGAAGACAACTACATCTGCCTCNACTAGAGCCTTAGCCTTCTGTTCTGGTGTTGCTCGGTTAATGGCNAGAGTTGTTCTATCTCCGTCATACCCGTTCTCCTGTAAGGGAAAGAGGCATCTTACGTTAAAACAGCCCTCGAGACTCGTGTGGATGAAGTAAACTTTCATATTATTGTTCTAGTAGCTCAAGCTCTGCCTTCTTCTCGGCAATCCTAAACTTCTTTAATTCTTCTAATTCTGCTAGATGCTTCTTAGCTTGTGCTATTTGGTCTAGGACTGATATTTCTCCCTGTACTACTGGGACTATTACCGAGGCTACCAATGGGGTTACTACAGGGGTACTACTGGGGCAACTTCTGGTGCAACATACTCTGGCGTTACTGGTTCTATTACCTGTTTGGTTCTAGCGTTAATAACATTCCCCTCTGGGTCTATTCTGACACTTTCTTTTCTTATGTTTGGTGATATTACTACTGTCATTTTAATTGTTTACAGATTTGCCCTTGGAAGTCTCAATCTGCATTGATTCCAAAGGCAAACAATTGTCTACTAATTGATTACGCTGCTGTAAGAATTCTTACACCTGCTTCGTCTCGGTTCTCAACTACACCGTAGAGCAAGTCTGCGGTTGTAAGAGTCGAGAGGTATTCAGGAATGTAGTTCGATTGAATACGAACTCCATGCTTACCTGTCATTGAACTACCTAGTGAACCACCAGAGCCTAGTGGAGACCTTGCCCAATGAAGAGCGTCTCTGTGAGCTAGAGCACTGTATCTACCTGCTGTTCCTGAAACGTTTTGAACGTTGTTAGAAACATAAACTGGAATACCATACAAAGTTGCACGAGGAGTCTTTGCTACTGGGTCGCTAACTGGTGAGTTAACTGCCAAGCTGAACTTATCGAGGTTTTGTACTTGCTTCCAGAATACTCCTGGAGAAAGGAAGAAGGCGACATCTGTCTGGGTGTCAATACCTACTGATTCGAGGGCTGAGATAGCTGCACGGATTTCACTGTCGGCTAGGTTGGTAGTAGAAGCACCAACTACTGTTGAGAAACCTTTGAAAAGGTCTGCTAGTGCTACTTCTAACTTTCTTGCCATGGTGTAACCAGCACTCTGAGCATACCTCTCTTGAAGGTAATAAGAGTGCTTTACTTGTGCTGCTTCTCTGTCTTCGATAGCGAAGGAAACTTCAAACCACTGATTCACTGTAAGAGTTACCTTTGTGTCAGTAGCATTGTTCAAAGTCACCGCTGTGGCGTTGCTTTTAGCTGCTGCTGTGAACTCGGTAAGATTTGGAGTGTAAAGTGCTGAACCTCCATCTGCTAATTCTGAAGAACGGTCTGTGAAGAACTCTGCAATCGAGAGCTTCAATTTGAAGAACTCGTTGATTTTCTCACCCCAGATTAACGGAATACTTTCCGCTAACGTGGTTGAGGACTGTGTTGCTGTTGGGAATGTACCTACGGCCATGTTGTTAATTTGTTAATTAACCCATTACTTTCTTAAATGCTTTCATGTGTTCGTCTCGTGTCATATTCGATGTGATACCAGATTCGTCTTTCGATTCACCTGAACCTTTAGAAGCACCGAGTTTGGCATCTTCCTTTCTTTTCTTATCTTTCAAATCGCTTTGGAAGGTTAGAAAGAGAGGTTCCTTAATCGCTTCGGGAAGGGCTATGCCTTTACCTTTAGCTATAATTTTAGCCTGCTCGATTTCCTCATCCGATAGACCACGGGCAATCAGTTTTAGTTCATCTGAGAGTTGTGGGTCGTTGTTAAGTGAAGATTTAGCCTTGAGTTCTTTTAGTTCTGCTTCGGCCTTCTTAGCCCTAGCTAGAATTTGAGACTTTGCTTGACGCTCTTTCTCTAATTCATCTGATAGGTCTACAGTCTCTTCGATACTGTCTTCGTTACTATTGGTAGCTTCCTCAACCTCTGTGTTTATGACCACAGCGTCTTCGTTGGTGTTATCCATTGATGTTTAGTAGATTATGCTTACTACAAAGCGGTTAGTGCAGGGTTGTGCTTACCTGCGAGCCTGTGCGTTGTTGAGACGCACCCCTCAAATCCTCTACCTTGCCCCGTTTAACATCTCCTTACCTTCTACCTTCTTTTGAAAGATTATCTCTAGGTTATTAAATGCTTCCTCGATTACATCCCTTGCCTCGGCTATTGCCTTGGTGTCCTCTTGAGCAAAGACCTTTTCTACCGCCTTATCAGTTAAGAACTTTAATAGGTAAAGTCTTACCTCCTCTCTCATTCCTTCATTTAAGTAAAAGTCCTGCATATTATTGAGGGTTTGCCGCTAGACTCATAGGATTAGCCTGATTTGGTGCCTGTGGTTGACCTGTTGGTTGCATTGCCATTTGAGCCTGTGCTTCCTTGGCCTTCTCATTGATGGCTGATGTGATTTGGACAGGGCTGATGCCAGCACCTGATAGCTCGATTATCTTTGTAAGGAGTTGTGAAGCTACAGGGTCATTAGCTAGGTTAGGGTTAGAAGCGTAGGTGATAAGAATGTTGTTTAGACTCTCAAGAGTTGCCGCCTTGTTTCTCTGCTCACCTGTGATGTTTACTGTTACCTTAGCCTTTAGATTCTTATAGAAACCTTTAGGAATGTTAATAAATCTCTGGCTCTTGGTTTGTTTGATAAACTCATCGTGATTGTCTATAAATACTTGGTATTCCTCTGCTGTAATATCTTTACCTGAAAGAATGATGTCTTTTGCTTTCATGTTCGCCTCTCGTATAGAGAACTTAGCGTCTATCTCTTTTAGCTCCTCTGGTGAGAAGTCATAGGATAGCAAGTGTTCTGCACTGAGCTTCTTTGCAAGATGAGGCATTACCCAGTCTTCCATAATTTCAGTGAGGAAGATTCCAAACTCTTCTTGTAGGACTTGGAACACCGAGGATGATTGCTGAAGGACTGTTGCTTGTAGTCTGAAAGGAGTTCCTGATGGTGGTGTATCGCCTCTTTGTGCGGCATAAGCACTTGTAGTCTTCTGTAGTTGGTCGTACCACTGATTGATAATCAAGCTGTACTGGTTGAGTCCTCCACTTGGTAGGAGATTGAGAGCTGTAATGGGTTTGTTCTCCTCAGTTTCTAGGATAGTTCCATCATCTGTCTCGGTAAGTAGGTTTCTGCCCTTCAACTTCTTAGAAGCTGTCTGACCTATAACCTTAGTTGTGTACTCCATTGCTCGGTATTGCTTCAATACAGCGTCATTTGTCCACACCTGAGCTTCCTCACCTTCTTCCATCACGCCTACACCGAAGGCTCTGCCAGCTTTTGGCTTACGAGCAAGATATTTATATACTTCCTCGGTGTTATCCTCTGAGTACATCACCTCAAATGCGTCATTCTCTACCTTACCCTCATCTTCACTTGGAGAACCTACTATGTAGTAGAGTTGATATGAGAACTTGCTCTTGTCTGCATCGCTGTACTTCTCTCCGTTGGCATCCTTAAAGGTGGCTTGTGAGAACCTACCTCTTACCTCGTAAACAGGAACCGTCTTGTTTGTACCTGAGTTCTCCATCTTCTCTAACACAGCCTTGATGTTCTTCCACTCAGTCTTCTCAGCAATCTCTGTAGCTGTCATCCAATGAGTTTCTACGATAGGTCTTGAGAGTATCTTTCTCTGGTCGGTCATAAGGTTCTTCCACTCTGGTAGCCCTAGGGTCAGTTCACCATCCTTCATTACCTTCTTAACTAGGAGTGAGCCATAGCGAGTGTGTACATCCCTCATATCGTTTAGGGTCTTGGCGAAGTTTGTATCCTTCATCCACACATATATATCCTTTGATAGTAACCACGATTCTAGGTAGTGGTTAGCGTCATCAGATGTTATTTGAATATCCTTAGTGTCTAAGTCCTTAGCGGTGTTCTCTACATCACAGATAGCATTGAGTATCTGCAAGAAAGGCTTTTCCCTTCCTAGCTCATCCTTCTGTCCGTTGAGGTACTTAGAGTTGTTATAAAACTCAATCGTTCTTATCGTTTGCTTTTGGGAGAATGGCAAACCTTCTACTAGGTCAATAGTCTTGGAATAATTAACCTTAATTTGTTCTAGCTCAGATTTGATTGTCAACATAGCATAATAATATCACACATAAATATAAAAAAATATGTCAAGTGAGTTATCCACTTATCGAGAACTCTTCTTATTGAACCTACTCTTGGCTTCCATCCTCTCGTTACGTTCTATCGGGTCAACTACCTCTAACACCTTTCTATTATCCTTAAAGTAGATGCTCTTAATAAGGGCAAACTCTGCTGGGTCTGTTAGTTTTGGTCGATTATCCATTAGCGAGTTTGGTTAATAGTTCCACGAAGCCTACTCATAAGCCTTTCAGCCTTCTCAGCTTCCATATCACCCGTTCCATCCTTGATAAGTGATGCAAGAGCATATCGTAGTGCATCCATACAATTATGAACAAGAACACCATTCACGACATACTCATGCACATCCTGAACTGTAATGTCATATACCTTTTCTTTCCAACTTTCTCCTTTTTCTAAATGCACGAGCTTTGCAGTTGTCATGACAGAACTTAGTAATCCCCCTGTTTCTTGACCTAAATTGTTTCCCACACTCTTTACAAAGAAAGTCTTGATATTCTCTGTTTCTCCAAGATTCCTTCCCATGTTGTTTATGCCACTCAATCCCCTCAGGTGACGAATGCCACTCTTTAGCAAACTCAATGCCTTTTGACTGAAACTCAACGGCAAACTTTTGATTATTTCTAAATCTCTCCTTCCCATGAATGGACAGGTGCTCAAATGCTGTAATGAGCTTAAGGTTTTCTGGTCTGTTGTTTGACCTGTTTTTGTCTGCATGATGAATGTGGAATCCTTTTGGAGTTTCTCCATTGTGATACTCCCACACTTGCACATGCATCCTTTTATTAGACGAGGAGAAGTATTTCTCTTTTTTGTATAAATAGTATTTTTTACCTTTGAAGATTTGGAAAGGTGTACCGTCATCCCTGATTTTAGTTGCGAAATTGGTGTCCATGTTTTTCCAGTTTTTATCTTATGCTCTGGTGTACAGATAATTTTAACACTTCCCGTATCGGTATGCAACCAGTATTCAGACACTTCTCTGGTTCCATTATTGTGCTTAAGGACAACAGGTTTATATCCCTTCGAAGTTAGGACNTTATCGCCTACTTTCACGCTCACTATCTTCTTTTCTCCTTTTGATGTAGAAACCAAGGATTCCCCAACAAAACAATGGTCAAAGCCTGCCTCTGGCTCATTGATTATCCTCTCATTCTTGTCAGTAGTCCAAAAGAAGTTGTTGTATTCCCTAATGAT